TCCTCCAGCTTTTTTATAAGCCTTTGCCAATGCTTGCGCTTTACGCGCTGACCATTGACCGGCGGCTGTTCCGTGAGAAGCTTGACTTTTTATACGATTAAAAATCTGCTTCCTTAATCCAGGCTTAGTATAATTACCAGCCTGATTAACTTTTGATTTAGTTTTTGTTTTTGTTGCCATACTATGATCTTCCTATTGTTGTATTAATCACAGCTTGTACTTCTTGCATTGTATCTTTTGCTGAATCCATTGCCAGTTTTGCTTCTTTTAATTTACGATCTTCATCTTTGTTTTCATCATCAATCATTAATTTAGATTCTTCTAAATCCATTTTATCTTGATGTACTTTCATATCGTTCATTAANTTCTGCGCACGTAATGCTAAGTCTTGTCGTTGTATTTCAATTTGTTCTTGTGCTGTATCTTTTGTTTCACCAGACATTATTCTCGCTTTTTCTTCATCTAACTTCATAACTTTGTCAGAAGCATTTGCAGATAATAAAGCAATTTGATTTTCCATTTCTGGTGGCAGTTGTTGGCCAGACATTATCATTTGTTGCATTTGTGGATTGTTTATCATTTGCGCCATTTCTTGTCTGTATTTCATAGCTAAGTGATCTTGTAAATGTGACATTAATATTTGTTGCATACCCGGACTTTGGTATGACGGGTTTTGTAAAAATGTTCCATGTGCCACAATATGTGCATCATGATTTTGATCTGGTCTTGCTTGTAAAGGTGCCCCCTTTAATGCCGCCATATTTTCTGAAATAGGATCAGCACTAAATGGTTGTTGCTGTTGTTTTAAATATCGTTGTGGTTCTTCCACGCCCATCGCTGAAAACAGTTCCATACCTATTTGCTCCATATTGTAAGCAGCTGGGTTCTGTTGAGCGATGGACATGATAGCATTTATTTTCGCAATCCTGTGTGCTTCTGTTGGCATGTTAGGATCGGATACAGGAATGACATCTATACTTTTTAAGTTGAAATCTTTCCTGAATACTTGCTGTGCACCACCTGCTACTTCATAGGGATACAAGTCAGGAAGATACTCAGAGTCTAACCTCGTGAGTATACGCAGGTCTTTTGTTTGTGCCGCGTGTAAACGCTTGTGCACAGCGTTGAACAGTTTTGAAGACTGCTCAAGCAGAGCCATAGTCGTACCGACCGGCCCATAGTTTGACGCATTCTCAACTATATTATCTGTTGAATCAGCAAATTGCTGAGCTAGTTTAGAAGCGTAATCCATTAAATTAAATAACGTAGATGATGGTTCTTTAAATGGTAATATCTGTAAAGACTTACCCAAGTCACCAGCAGGTGCGTTTACTTCTCTAAATTCACCCGGAGCTATTGGCTCGTCGGGGGCAAGGACACGAAGTCCGTGTGCCTTAAAACCACCCGGCAAGTTAGCAAAGGTACCAGCATCAATTAATTGACGCATGGAGGAAGTAGCTGTTTTAGTTAATCCACCAATTAAATGAATATAACCATAACCATAAAAACCTAAACCCGGAATCATTGTGTAATGAGTAAAGTACATTTTCTTTTTACGAAGAGGATCCTCTTGATCATAGTTTCTTCTAATAGAAAGAATAATCCCTTCACTTGTCATGTGAACAACGTACGGTAGTTTGATTCCGTTTGGATCTTCAAAACCCGGTAGATCTATATTCGCATGTATTTCTAAACAATCTATATATTCATCGTTTGATCCCGGTTGAGAACTTCCAACAACTTCATCTTCTAATTCTTTTGCTCCGCTTTGTTCAATGCTATAGTCTGGATCGACTTCAACATCTTTAAAGATTCCTGCAAGTTGCATTTTTTTAATTTCATTTTTAGATAACAAATATTTATGCGTATATCTTTCTGCTGTTTCTAAATCTGATGCATAGTAGTCAGTATAAAAATCTTGTGCTTTAATAAATTGTGTTACTGGTCTTTGTAATGTTGGATTCCAGTATGTTTTTTTAAATGCCGTTCCATATAATGCAACATGAAATAAAAGTTTATCTAGCTCTGGCCCATACTCTGCCATTTGCATTTGTGTTTGCCAATTTAAAAACTGACGTACACGATTTGCTTGTTCTAATTTTTCTTGAGTTTGTGTTCCCATGATTCTTGTACGAACTGGGCCTTCAGTTGGAAATAATTCTTTGTATGCTTTTGCTTGAAATTTAACTACTGATTGTGCAAGTACTGGATGTGTAACACCTGATGCACCGGGAAACGCTCCTGCCCCCTCTTCATATTTTAAACCTAAAAGATTTACACCTTCTTCAGCAATTTCATCGTATTCTTCTCTTGATTCTTTATCTTTTTCAAAACCTTCTAATAGATCTGAAGAAACTTTATCAATATCTTCTTCTGCCATTGTATCTGNTAAGTTAGCATCGAATGGCCCAAACATTTGCATAGGTTCTTCGTCCATCAAACCCATAGCTTCTGCTNCTTCTATTTCTTGTTGATCAGTAATTGTAATTTCAGCACCACCGTCTGGNGTAACTGTAACTTCTTCTGAGTCTTCTGTAGGTAACGGTGCGCTTATTGCGTCATCGTCTTCTAATTGTATTCTTTTTTCTATAGCCATGTATCCCCTTTAGTAGTATTTTCTACTTTCCCTATTATAAATCTGTTGTTCCTTTTTGTCAAGCCATGTATCACCACCATGCACAACATATCCACCATTTCGCATCCAGATTAATGCTTGTGTTAGCGTATCCATGTAATCATCATGCATTCCTGCAGGAAAAGCTCTTGATTCATCTATAACTTCCATTGCCCAATCCTTTCGAAAGGGGGCAAATATACGTCTATTATGAAACAATGATGTAATGGAGTAAGCTCTTGCCACTTTATCTCTGTCTGGTTGGAACTCAAAGATAGGCAAACCAGTTAAACGTAAGTCTTGTATCAATGATTGCCCCGATGCTTTCTTTTCTATTAAGATTGAATCAGGATCATGCTCATTATATTTTTTAACAGCCTTTTCTCGGAGGGTCGGGTAGTCCCATCTACCTTTTTCTGCCCCCAATAAGATCAGATTAGGCATATCTAGTCCTTTTGTAAAGACACCCCATGTTGTAACTGCAGAATAGTCGGCTGTTGTACGTGTAGAGAACGCTGTATCCCATGATTGTATAACATAATCACAGTCAGGTGGGTCGGGATGCTCCCAATTTTGCCACCAATCTAGTTTTATTATGTTTCCTTCCTCCGCAGACGGCGCTTGTCCATACAATGCGTCAAATTTAAAGGGTGGTGTGTTGTTTTTGGTACGAATTATCTCCTCAGTTGACCAATGAAACCCATCTTCGGTGTCTGCTTCTGGCCAAAACGACTCACCAAGTTTTAAATTAGTATAATTCTTGGACAAATATCCTTGATTTATTAATTTTTCCCGTGCTTCTTCTAACTGTTCTAAAGAATCTGTGTTATTTAGGGCAGGAATACGAACTACTTCCCATGTATCAGCCATAGGAGACGTGTCTTCTAGTTCTAAAAGATGTCCTGCTAAGTCTCTTTCATGCCATCTTGTCATAACAACTACAATTTTACCGCCGGGCATGAGTCTTGTACGTAAACCTGAAGCATACCATTCATTCAAGGCTTCTCTTCTAGCTTTTGAAAAGGCATCTTGCTCTGATATCGGGTCATCAATAATAGCTAAGTGTGCACCAAAACCTGCAATACCTGAACCAGAACCCGCCGCGAGGAACGAGCCTGCATCTTTTCCTTTGTGTTGTATACTCCAACTGTTTGCAGATCTGTTATCTTTACGAATATTTATTTGCGGGAATATAGATTTATACTGAGGTGTATTAACAATATCACGAATAGCGCGGCCGAACCTTGTAGCTAAGTCATCACTATGTGATACCGCAATTTCTTGCCAGTATGGATTTTTTCCCAATGCCCACGCAGGAAAATATGTTGACGTNATTAATGATTTACTAGAACGGGGGGCAACNAATACCATGAGNCGATCTGATTCGCTGTTTGCTATTTTCATGAGTTGATCACATAATAATCGGTGATGCGGCCCAACACTAAAGGNTGGGTTCATAATCATAACAAAAGCTAAGAGATCTTCTCTTGCTTGTTGAACGGCCACTCGGGTGGCGGCGTTTCTATCTTCTGTCGTTAATGACATACACTTCATCTCCCCAAATTACCAGTTGCGAGAAAACGTCTTGCGGTGGATTCTTTGGATCATATATGTCTAAGTTTGGATGTAGTACCATGTTGACGTCTCCTGTTACGTTTATTGTTGGCATTAAAATTTTTTACTATAACCTATTGTTACTTTATCTTTTCCTATGTCGACAGATAAACCTTTTGGTATAGATTTTTTAATTTTTTTATAACCCGGTATTTTTTCTAATTGTTTGTCTGTTTTATTTTTGACAATATTTTTTAGATTAGATATTGGGTTACTTGTTTTATCGTTTGTTGTAAAGTTAGACATTATCTACCTCTGCTGCCCCCTACCTTCTCAGATTGCATTTTAGCACGAAGTTTATTTTTTGCTTTACCTTCTTCGCCTCTATCAAACTTACCTTCACGTTCTTGTTTCTTTACATCATTAAGAAGTGTTTTAAATTTAAAGCCATCGGCTTTCATTCTTTCTTTTAACTTTTGTATTTGGAATTGATATTTATTTAAACCATCTCCAACTTCTGACGCAACAAGACGTTCTTTATTTTTTAATAAAGTTTTTAATTGATCGCCATATTTACCCATAGCGTTTGGTTTAAAACCTTTACGTCCTTCTTTATTTAATTTAGCAGTTCTAGCTTTTGATTCTTTAGTATTAGCTCTAGGATCTACTGAGTCTTTTTTCTTATTCATTTCTTCTAATTCTTTTTTTCGTTTAGCGCGTTTCTCTTGAAACTCTCTATTCGCTACTTCTAAAGGTATATTCATTATTTGTCCCCGACTAGTTTAAGTTTTGGTGCGGCGATTTTCTTTAGTCGCTCGACGTCACGTTCAATATCTTCTTCCGAGTTGCCTGTAGCAAAAGCATTCTGTACATTCATCTCGGTGATATTCTTCTCAGTCCACATCGCTTGATGTTTACCAAGTAATTCTAGGGAGCGGATAGCCGCGTTGTAATCGCCCTCTTGTTCAGTCTTTTCAGCGATACGCACTAGGCGGCGTAATATATCATCCGCTTCAATTTTAGTGCGCTTTGTTTGTTCAGCCTTTAGTTCAGCAATTCTTGCCGATACGTTTGGGTTACGAACAATCTGCCACGCATTCTTCTTGGCATGTTGTTCTCCGTAGCCCGCGCGTACAGCAGCTCGCAGTGCATTGAGATCTTTAATGAACTCTTGGCAAAACTGCTCTTGTTGCGGAGTTAGTGTGTCACCTTTTGGCATAGTTAATATTATACACGAAGTGGGCTTGTAATTCAAGTACCGTTGCTGTATAATAGGGGGGCAGGGCCGAAAGGTCTTGCGTCTCCTGTATAGTGGGAGAGGATTCAGTGCAACACACACACACACACTTCACACAAAAGCACACCTCTCCCCTTTTATCTCAAAAAGCTAAAAAGCTAAGAAAGCTGACTGGTCGGCGGCCGGGCTGTCTTGAAAAGCTGAAAAGCTGAAAAGCTAAAAAAAAAGTTTGAAATTTTGAAAAAATTTTTCGAGGTGCATATGTATATGTGTATGTGTGTGTAATTTTCCCCCGCCCCCCTCGACCGACCGACCGCCCCCCACCCTACAAGGGTGCGACAACTTGTCCCAACCTCGTGCCTTATTTCTGCCACAATTATATGCTAAGGGATTTTGTTCTCGTTTTGTTCCTCTCTTTATAATAGCAACCCGACCTCGTTGTTCCTGTTTTGTTCCTGTGGATAAGTCTAAAAATGACCTCATTGTTGCCATATTTGTGCCACATTTAAGTTCTATCTTTTAACCATAGCAAGAGAGCTAGACNCCTAGTCAATCCCTCTTTAGATTGCTACCCCTCGATNGGTTTTGAGGGTGCGACAATCTGACTATTGACTTGGTATCCTGTTCTGATATGCTTAGAAAAAGCGAGGTAAAAAATGGCTGTAAACTATGGAAATAGCTACCGAGTTTATACAGAAAAGCAAACGCCAATCGGTCGTAGCCCTGTCTATAATTCGGTAAAAAATGAATATGAAGTTGTGAGTGATCGCAATAAAATTGTGACTAGGTATCCTACTCATAAAATGGATTGTAGCGAGTTAAGAATTGATGGCTTTCACAGATCAAAAGTCAATCAAATAATCGAACAAGCAAAAGCCAAAAAAGGTAGAAAACCCGCTTGGCTCAAAGAATTTAACAAAACTATTAGATAAGGCAATATTGCCTTATTTTAACCATATTTATAAATTATAAACTATTTTAACAAAGCGAGGTATTTTATGACTAAAAAAACTTTTGAAAATATTGCTCGTATCATTGGCCGATTATGTGCCAACGATTGCGAGGGATTGACTAAAAATAATCTTGTCAATGAATTTGTCAGTTTATTTTCTGATGAAAATCCAAGATTTAATTCTAAGAAATTTCTTAGTTATATTGAGAGTAGCGAGGAATTTAATAACATCATAGCAAAAGCGAGGAGCAAATAATATGAGCAAATTATACATGAAACGATTTAATCCTGTATTAGATCAATCACAATATGAACTGTTAAACAGAACTGAAACAAAATACGTTGAGGCAATTGATGATGATTTCGACAATTTCAGTTTTGAGGAAGAACAGACCCTTAACAAAGAATTAGGGA